TAGCGCAGGAAAAAGCCAACGCTATGGAGTGCGATTGCCCCAAAACATGGAGCGCTAGTGTAACGACGTCTAGCGGAAGCGGGAAGACGATAAATTACACCATACAATATAATAATCCATGTGGATCGGAAAAGACGTCTAGGATGACTATAGGATACAAAAAAACGAATGGTCAATGGGAGTATGAGACAAGAATAGTCCCTATTCCTTCCGGATCAGGAACTTTTTCTGATTCTACAACAACCAACTACGGGATATCATCTGGAGCTTATGCTTATTATGAGGATGGTCAAGGAAGTGGATCTTGTTGACAATAAAAAAGGAGAGGCTTATATAGTCTCTCCTTTTTGTTACGATTAGATGAATCTAAGATCTTTCCTCCTAGTATGATTCAATATCCTACTAATATGTCTGGTACTTAATCCCGTTCTTTCCTTTATCTTATCATAGATATAACCCTTGGATACGTAAGCCGACATATCTCCCAGATCTTTTATAATCTTGTCATACATATCGTGCACCTCATTATATCTTATGATAGAGCTGTCTCTCATCCCTCTTTCGCCTATACCGTCAACTATGGCGTCATTGAAACCAAAGAAATTGATTATTGATCTTATTAGATTCATGTTATTGAATTTTTTGTGTTTTCTTATTAATATCCATATCCGGGTTCTCATCCGTATGGATCTGCAATTTGGTTACAGTTTCCCTTAATGTTTCGGAAACCACATATTCAAGAAGTTTGTCTGGGCATATGAAATCATAATCCCATTGAGATGTACATGGCTTATCTTTTTCAGCTCCACATCCCCCTAGCTCTAACGCCGCTTTTCTGTCGAGAGTTATAAGATCAACATTTATAGCCTCTATGTTAATATCTGGTATATAGATATATCCATCATTGACATAATAATAGTATTGATCTATATTCCCGTATTTACGTTCCTTGTTGTTAGCGTATTTTCTTAACGATATGGAGGTAAATATAATATCATCCATGATGTTTGATACTTTGATGATAGCAGGTCCTATACGGGTATATATCATATCGGGCAATCTTTTCTTGGATCTCATAAGTATCCTGCACAATTTAAACTCATCAAAACAACAATCAATCTTTCGGACTCTCTCCATCTCCATGCAATTGATATGAGTGTACAGTGATTCCTCGCCAAATAAGGTTCCATCGGCATACTTCTGGGCTATATATGATCTTGCCTTCTGCCTTCCTATAGATAATATCCATCTTCTACTGACATGAGCGTCCTTATTGATGGAGTTCATATCATTTATGATCCTAGATACAAATTCTGAATTTTTCATATGCTAAATACTAAGGAGGGGATATACCCCTCCGGTTATTACTTCTTTTTCTTAACCTTGCCTCCACATTTCAGTTGAGGTTTCTTTTTCTCGGAGACTTTGCCTCCTTCTGCCATCTTCTTTTTCTTAGCACATGCCATAATCTTACTTTTTTAATGTTAGTGATACAATATTAGTCATTTCTATCGAAAATAGAATAAACAAGGTTGATGAAACTACCAACTTACCGCCGCGGCACAGGCTGACGCACAGAGACTAGCGCAGGAAAAAGCCAACGCTATGGAGTGCGATTGCGTGGAGCCAACAAAGACGTGGTCATGGTCGGTATCTATGAATAATGATTGCATGAGCCATGAACAACTTGTCACATCAAGAAGATTTACAATTACGTATAATAATCAATGTGGTAGATCTATATCTGGTTCTGTGAGTGGTATAGGATATACACAAAACGGAGAAGAGCAGGTCAATAGCGCTAGCTTTACAATTCCCGCAGGATCCGGAACCAAGAGTGGAAGTGTATATTTTAGCCGAGAAGTGGTATGTGGAGATGTAACAATCTCTGGTCATGATTCAGGTAATTGTTGACAATCACTGCTGTTATGGTTTTTAATAAAAAGGAGAGACTTATTAGCCTCTCCTTTTTTTTGTTATACATCAGAATCTTAACAGTTCCCAGATCCTCCTCCAGAAACACTTATAGACCCACATTGTACTCCTAAATCAAAACTTATGACACCGGTTTTGTTACCAGACCCAGTAGGTATACTTACGGAAGTACTTCCAGCCGTAACAGTTTGCCCATTATCATTCCTGCCAGTAACAGTTACAGTTATTGATTTAGATGATCCACATTGATTATTGTAAGACACTTCATAGGAGCACCTTAATGCAGATGTAGAACCAGACAGACCATTACAAGGATCACCGCTCAGCATAGCGTTGGCGCTCCATGTTTTGGGGCAATCGCACTCCATAGCGTTGGCTTTTTCCTGCGCTAGTCTCTGTGCGTCAGCCTGTGCCGCGGCGGTAAGTGCGGCCTTATCACCATTACACTTACACCAAAACTTATCAAATATTTCTTGAATAAGGATGAAATTATTATATTTGCGACATGAAAACAAAGTCATTTAAAATACTTGATCAATACTTTCTTCGATTCTATAGATCTATTATGTCTAAGAACGGGAAAAG